ATGCTAATGATCAACCTAAAGTGGTGATAGTACAAGCACCACCCCCACCAGCACCTGCTCCGGTAGTAGTACAAGCACCACCACCTCCTCCAGTACCTGTTACAATACAATATGTTTGGGGTCCATTAGATCGTTGGGGTCACCCTCAATATGTATATGTACAGGAATGGAACGGCACGCAATGGATTACAACCTATTATGATTATAGAATGTTTTTAGGTTGGTACCAACACCGTTACGGTTATGCATTCCGTGAAGATATGTACCGTCACCACTGGCACCGTTAATCTTTAACGAATAAAAAACCCGCTTTAATAAGCGGGTTTTTTTGTACTAATGCTATTGACCACCAGGTATTAAATCAGAACCTGAAGGCATTGATTTACCTTTCGGGTTTTGTTTTAAATCAGCTTCTCTGTTAGCCTTATATTCTTTACGTAACATTTTAGTCATTTCAAAAAACGACTTGTAAGTGTGTTTAGTCACACCTCGGGCATCATCTGTCATACGCACATAAGTGTTATCACTAAATTTTGCTACGTCTTCTACTTCTCCTGCTGCAACAATTCTAGCTAGACGTAGAGGGTCGGTTTTAATCTTTTGAAAATCGTATATGACTGTCAGCACTTTCATTTCATCTTCACTGAAAGGCACTTGACGTACCGTTATATCTGGAGTGTATTCTACTCCAGATAAACCACTATATATTTCAGATAAGATTTTGTACGAACCACGCATCCATATACTTACTAAGCTTTAAGTATTTCGTTACGTATCTTAGTAGCAGAAATATCCTGTAAAGCCTTATCTAAGTCTATTTGCTCAATTTTATATCCTACATCTCTACCGTAAAAGATATTAGTAATATTAGGTACTCTAACAATAGTGTATTTACCTTCGTACCCCCTCATACCTGTACGTATATTAGCTTCTACTTCATCATTATTGAACGGGTTCTTTTCATCTGTACCTTGTGTATCTCTAATAGCTATACATACTTGACCGACTCTATTAAGAGCTTCTAAAATAAGAGTTCTATGACCATCATGGAAAGGTTGATAACGACCAAGCATGAAAGCTGTAGGGGCTTTTGAATTAAATGTAGGTACTAATGCTTTCTTTATTTTGTTAGCCCAATATAAAGGTGTGCCTTCATCTGTTACAGTAATGTCAGGGTTTTCAGGGGCAACAAATAACTTTGTCGTATCTGCAAAATCCCTAACAGGTGTTCTGTTAATCCAAACAGTGAATATGTTTTCTGTACCAAAAGCAGCTCTTGTTTCAGGAATAGGACATACAAAATCAGCAATTGCATATTGACCAGATCGCACTGCAATATCGCATAACACACCCATTCTACGGGCTTGTTCGATTCTATCTTCTGGGCTAAACTTTAAATCTTTATTAATTTCCTTACGAATTTCATCTGCATTAAACCACACAGCCCCTAACATTTTAGACAACTCTTTAGCGAGTGTAGTTTTACCGGCACCAGGTAATCCCATGATTAGTATTTTTTTCATAATATATACGATTTAGTACGTATTAGTTAGTTTTCCAGCTGTCTTTATCGTAACCAAATAAATTAAATTGATTTGTACATTTACTATAAACAAAGTCTGCTATTTCTTGATTATAATAATGTTGCCAATCTGTAATTTTTTTATCTGAATTTATATCTTTTTTTAATACACCGACTCCTTTTTGAGCCCAATAATAATTTTTGGAAATGTATGTTTTATACGCGTTTGCAATTACAGGGTTGTTTAAATCTAAGAATGGTATTTTTTTTATATCATCTTCTAAAAATTCATATCTAATAGCTATATATGGTTCAGCGGTAAGCTTTTTTGCGTGTGTTAATAAACGTTCTTCACCGTAAGGATCAATAATACCTCTTTTTATAAAATCATTAAAAGTAAACGTATTAATGTTTAAATTATTATGCCAACAACTCCAATACCACAACGAAACAGCCCGGGAATACGGATTACGAATATTTACTATTAATGTATAGTTTTGTGTGTTTTCAGGAAAACCTATAGTATGTACGTATTCATAACCTTCAGGCATAGAAATATGTTGCATTTCAGGATCCATAGGCTTAAACCCGTAATGTTCAAATATCTTCCACACCGGTCTTGTACCACAACGTGGTAGTGCCCACCATACACATTTGTGTGTGCGTGACACATTCATTACTTATAAACCTAGTTGAACTAGGTGAGATATTAACCAATTCGATCTGTTTTCATCTAATAGTTTATCATCTGTAACCCATATAGGTAACGTTACCCTATTACCACCAACTACTTTATTTACCCCGTGTTCGTTAGTTTCATCGCTTAAAAAAAACACAACTGAACCGGTTTTTGGAGAACTAATATAATCTGTACCAGTTTCATTTGCAATAAAAGTTTCTCCCCCTGTATAGTCATCGTTTAAGTATGTTACAGTACTCACTTTTCTTGAAGCCATTTGTTGTTGGTCTTTGCCATCTGAATAACCGTTGTCTTTATGCTTTAACATAAATCTACCTTCTCTCCACAACACGAGATCTGTAAATCTTGGGTAAAGCGACTTGTTATACACTTTACTTGCTAACTCTACTACGTAGTTTCTATGTTTGTTTATTTTTTTCTTCAATTCAATATCTGTAAAATTAACCCAATCAAACGTGTCTCCTTTAGCATTTACTTTTACTTTTTCATCAACCCATGGCAAAGAATTCGCATTATAATCTTTAATTGAAATATTCTTTATTTTGTACATTTCATTACATATTTGTGCACATGTTTCTCTGTCTAAAACATCATCAAATCTAAAAATAGTTTTACACCCTGTTTCTACTTGTTGCATACAAGTATTTATTTGTTAGTTATTTTTTGCCAGCTTTGCCTCTACGCATATTAGCTTGCCAATGTGCGAGTTGTTTTTTACGAGGGCTAGCTGTTTTGCTATGTACTATTTTGTCTAATGCTGCTAAAGTAGTATGTTTCTTAATACCGTGTCTTTTACTATCACCAGGACGTCCCGGTCCTTTATGATTTAAAAAGTTTTCTCCAATATTATCTCCTACAGAAGCTGCTGCACCGCCATCCGCGTTCACGTCAGGCGCGATTTCACTAGTAGCACTAGAAGGGTCAGCGTCATCTTCATCGAGTTCTTCTGGTTCATTACCTGCTAAAATTGCTTTTAAATCTTTTAGAGCACCACTACCACCTTTCCAGGCACTAGGGCCGGTTATTAAATATTGATACTGTAGTTCAGGGGTGGCATTAACCGCTGCATCCAAATCTGTAGGCTCTATACCTGCATCTCTAATCGAATCTGCCATTGCTTTCACTAAATCTTTATCAACAGGTTTACTCCAATTGTGGTTAACCGCTAGATCTTCTAAATCTCCTATAACGTCATATATAATTTGTCTTTTATCAATTTCCTCATCAACTACTCCAATATCAGTTGTTTCGTCGTTTTCATCTGCATATTCACCTTCTTGTACACCCGTTTGATCACCATTCATACCGGGCATGTTAGGTGCATATGCAGGGTCTTCTTTTATTACACTGTTATAAAATTCTTTAAAAGTTTTAGGTTTAGTAGACTCATGCGCATTTATGTGCAATGCTGCAAGGTACTTTTTTACAGAGCCTTTCGTACAACCTACCTTTTTACCGGTATCTTTTTTATAAACACATTTTCCTCGTACTTTCCAGGGCATAATATATTATTTAGAGTTCGTTATCTTGATACCAATATTTCTTTTCAGGTTCTACAACAGGTGTAATAATGGCGTTTTCTTCTGCTTGCCTGTAAAGCACTCTCCAAGGTCTTTTGTCTCCTTTTATTAATAAAGCTTCTTTACGTATAAAATTTAACAGTGCAGCATTGGGCGTGTCAGCTGTTTCATACCCTTCAAGACGTTTTTGTGTATTGCCCCAAGGCATTACAGTAGCTTTTATATGATATTTTGTTTCATTTAAAATACCCGATACAATACGATTAGCTTGTTTGTTAAAAGAATTCATTAATTGTATATATCAGGATTCATCTTACCATACGTTCTTAACAAAATACCTGCCATTGCGTTTGCTTCGTTTTCATGAGGTGAACCTGTAGTACCGTCAAGTGGTTTACCTTTACTTTGTTCTCTCTGCTTAGCATGCATTAGTTCATGACCAATTGTACGTAAAACGTCAGCGGTGTTTCTATTACCAGTGTATATCCAAATTTTATGAAGATCGGGCATATAACCACCCATTGCTTTAAGCTGTAACACCGTTTCTTTATTTTTGTCTAATATTATTTTTGGTACTGTTTCAATACCTAGTTTTTTTACAGTATACTCAATAAAGTCTTTCACAATACTTTCTAATTCTGTACCTTCAATGTTTTCGTTCTTAACACAATTATTAACACGCTTACCACCTTTCATCTTGGTACCTACTTTATGATATCCAGTCCAACAGTGTTTTTCTAATAAAAAATCAAAATGTTGGTCGTATTTTTTCACAAATATATTTACTTACTTGAGTAGTAATATTATAAATAAAAGTAGCGTACTTGGACAACACCCTGAAAACACCCCAATACACATCCAAGTACGCCAAAATTTTACTTAACCCGAGCTCTGATAGCTAGCGGGCTACCAAATATAAAAAGTAAGAAAAATGTTGCTGCCCAAGTCTTTAGCGTGTATGGTATAGCTAACACAGGAAATAAAGTATTGAGAGACGCTAAAAACACTAATGGAGCAAATACAGCAAACGACACAATAATAAGCACAGCTGCTATTAATAGTGAGTTTTCTTGTGTCATTTGTTAGGACTTATATTAGTTACTCGAGAAATCAACACATTGCTAAAATTAGTATAACAGTGTAATGTATTATAAGTATAGACAATGTATTTTTTAGCATTTTTAATACTATTATCCGCATTAGCAATTGCTGGATGCGCTGCATATTTTAGTATAGTCGGATTAACATTATTGTTCGTTGGAGCAGGCGTTTCTATAGTTGTTATGGGAGCTGCCCTAGAAGTTGGCAAAGTTATAGTGGTTACCTTTTTACACCATAAATGGAACGAAATAAGCGCTGCACTTAAAATATATTTAATTTTTGCAACAATGATGTTAATGGCAATAACATCTATAGGTATATACGGATATTTAAGTTCTGGGTATAATGCTACAACAGTAAAAGTACAAGGCTACGAACAGCAAATAGAAACCAATTTAAAGAGAATAGAAGAATTAAAAATAGAAAATGTAAAACTCTCTCAAGATACAGCTAATCAAAATGAAATAGATACTATTAATGTAGATAAAGAAAATTTCATAAAAGAACAACTACGTCAAATAGATCAAAAAGAAGCTAAAATAAAATTAATAAAATCAGATAATAGCGAAAACATAAGAGCTACTGAAGACACGGCTGCTGCTAAAGCTGCCTTAGATGCAGAGAAAGCAGAAATAGATAGTAACATTAACAAAGAACTATCTCAAATAGAACTTTACAATAACCGTTTACAGATATTGGACAAAGAAGTACAAACCTGGCTCAATCAAGGTGATGGTAGTTTGTTTAAGAAAAGTGGCCTGGATAAAGCACGTACCGTAAAAGAACAACAACAAAGTGAAAGAGATAAAATAGATGCTCAAATTAAAGAATGTCAAAACAGAATGGAAGGGTTGAGAAACGATTACAAGCAACGTGTAGAAGATTACAACACTAAAATTAGTAACGTGGCTATACGTCTTAATTTTCAAACCTCGTATGATCAAAAACTAATCAGTACTTTCGAAAAAGAAATTGATACTATTAGGAACAATATTGAAAAGTACAATAAAGATACAAACGATAATATAAACAATTTAATCAGTAAAAAACAACAAATACTAAAAAGCAATAGAGCTACAATACAGTCAAACCTAGATCAAATACAAAAACTATTAATTACAGATAATCAAATTAAAGAACAAATATTGCACACAGATGTAGGTACTTTTAGATTTGTTGCTAATAGCTTAGGTCTAGGGTTAGATAAAACAGTAATATACTTTATTTGGTTAATTATGTCTGTGTTTGATCCGTTAGCTGTATGTCTTGTGTTATGTTTTAACTATCTTATTAAAGACGAATCAACGAAAAAAAAAGAATATAAAAAATTAATTATAGAACCTGTAGCTGCAGAGGTACCTACGGTTACACCAACTCCTACGTTAACTGTAACACCGACTCCTACATTGATAGCAACCCCGGAACCAATTATTATGAAATCAAGCGAAATAATATTCAATAAACCTAAAGAACCATTACCACCACCAGCAGGTGAGGTGTTGAGATTGGAAAATATACTCGAAGAACAACGAGCTCATATTGCAGAAAAAGAAGCTAAGCTTAAAAATAAAAATCAGAACTTATAACTTACACTACCAATAATTTCGTAAGGAGCAAAAAAAGCATCTCCTTGTGTGTACTTACCAGTTAAAGCTGTAGTTAATTTATCTGCTCTACTTTGCAAACGGTTTGCTCTTTGAGAAATAGGTGTATATATGCTCGTAGTCCAACGTCTACCGTTATACCTAATACCAGGATCTAAGTCTAATGAATAACCCGGACGACGAAACCCACTACTATAACCAACTAAATCATATACAGGCACACCTTCAATACGCTCTCCTAAACTTAGAGTAACGTTGCGGTAATTATATTCAACACCTACCCTACCTTGATAAAAGTCAGGTATTGACATAACTTGTTCATATGTGTTGGAACGGGCTGTTTGTACATTGTTGATACTTTGAGGTGTCATAGTGTATGTACCGTCAATATAAAACGTAAAAGAGCTTATCTTACGATAACCATAAAAGCTTGTAACAATACCGTACCCACCACTACCAGGTTGAATAGATTGGTCGTTAGCGTGCGTTGTATATGTAATTGTCTTAGTGGTATTGTTATAAGATTGAAACGTGCCTTGTGTTGCATCGTTTCCAGAAGGTAGAGACACGCCAACACCTAACTGAATATTACCTTTAGGGTTAGACGGTAACAATAAATGCTTAGCTATAATGGTGATATCTGCAATGCCAGATGATGTATTAGTGTATCGCCCGATAACCACTCCGCTTGAATTTTTAACAGCTTGAGAGCGTGTATGGTAAACAAATGGTACAGTGACATCAACAGTTGATGATAAGAATATATTGCATTTTAAACTTATATCTACAAAATGTGAATGGTTGATAATTTGATCACCTATAATGTTGCGTAGTGGATTATAGTTTGTACCTATATAATCTCTGTTAGATTCAAACCATCGATATGATATAGAAGACTCGTATGAGTACTTATTATCATCTTCGAGTGTACAGTTAGGCATTCCTGTGCCGTGTGCAACTACACATCCTTGAGCGGAAACATACTTAACTAAAAGTAAATTTAATAACAATAATGCAAGTAATTTTTTCATGGTTTTATCCTCTAAAACCATATTTACGTATACCCGAGCGATGTCCAGGCTGTGCCATATACTGACTTGCTTGTTTAAAACTATCACCTGTCATAACTTGACATGTACCTGCAGTTTTATGATCCCACACCATCACACCGAATCTATTTGCTACCTTTTCTCTTGAAACATAATTCGGGTCTGGTAAGATGCCCATTTCAATAAGCTTCTGTACTCTTGGATCCATATTATACCGCAATACGGTGATACAAATCTAAAACAGCATGTGTGTCTAGTTCTTGAAAGAATTCTTTATTATAATCTTTTACGTCACTTTCTGACATAGGAATATTATTAATGTAATATACACCCTTTTTATCCCTGCTAAATGGTATACCGAAGTACTTGTTCAGTAGATCAGTTCCAATCTTATCAGTAGTTTGATTACGAACATAAACGTTAATATATTCTCGCATTGAAGCGACTGTTTGCATAATTTATTATCTTTTAATTTAAGTTAACAAAACAATAATAGCACGAATTAACAATAAGTCAATAAAAAAATGAAGGCCTTTATGAAATTCTACAGCCCCGTATTTTTGCTATAGTTGCATCGCGAAGGTATACGTTATTGCGCGGGGATCAGGCTCTGACAAAGCCTCATGCTCTGTTGAGAAGAATCTTTGGTAATGTAGATGGTTAGTCTACAAAATGTTTAAAGAACGAAGATCATTATAGTGCCTGACCGATTAAGATCAAGCACTATGTTTAATTATTGTTGTGTTGTAGTAGTATCAGTTGTTGCAGCTGGTGCGGATTTTTTAGCAAAGAATTTCTTATAAGCTAAAAAACCTGCAGCTAATACTACGAGAACGATAATAAGTGTTTTCATACATTATTATTTACTGTTGGCCACTTATATTCGATATTATCTGGTACATCAGGCCACATAGGCTTATAATGCTCCGGATATTTTCGTATTAGATTTGATTTATGGCTAAGATGTAACTGCTCATCACCGATCCACTTAGGGTACGATAGTGGTTTAGTTATATCCGCGTATTTAGATATCTTCTCATAACAAGTATCTTTATATCCTCGTGCTTTCCATTCTAAACAAATAGTTAACCCATAGCTAACTAAAGCTTGTTCATATCCACGCCACATTTCCCGGGCAGGGTGGTTTTTCCATCCTTTGTAATCAGGATTATGTAAAGAGTTTAAGAGTTGCAGCACTTCAACACGCTGCTTGCCAAGTCGCTTCATATCAAGCACTTTTGCAGAATCTCTGAAAGTTGAATATGGCATGAACGTTTGCATTCCAATAATATAGAAAGTAAATAACGAATATCAAATGGTTAAAGTAGCTTTTATTACAGCAATAATGGGGGGTTATGATTTAGAGTGCAAACCTTTTGTAAAACAAACTATAGATTCAGACTTTATTTGTTTTACAGATAACCCCAGCATACCAAGTAATGGTTGGATCATAGATAATACCCCTTATCATTTGACATACCCTAGTCCTGTAGATAAAGGGTATTATATTAATTCTATTCATAAGCTTAAAGTTATTACAGATTATGCTCCGTCTTCCGGTTCACCATTAACAAGCAATAGACATCCTTTCAATATTGCAAAATATTATAAACAAAACTGGCAAAACATACCCCGGTTAAAAGAATATGATGTTGTTATTTGGATGGATGGTACGTTAGAAATTATATCTCCAAATGTAGCTGAATACATGATTAAAATGTGTGAACAATATAAAATTGTTAGTTGGATGCATGAGTTTAGAGCTGGAAATCTAGCTTGGGAAGTATTTGGTTCAGATTTAGGTAGATACCATGATTTAAAATATAACGGTGTACACCAACCGTATCAAGACATATACCGACAGTATCACGATTATATTGAACAGGGGTATGATGAAAAGTTTTGGAAAACTGTATCCCGTAAAGAAGGAAGGGGTTGTCCTAATAATACACCAAGCGATTGTTCCCATTTCGGAATGTGGATTACTTGTTTTGTTGCATTCAACAATAAAAGCGAAGAAGTGAAAAAATTTCTAGATTTATGGTATTTACAAACCCTTAAATATACCACACAAGATCAAGTTGGTTTTCCTAAAGTAATACAGGACACTAAACTTATACCATACACATTACCAGACGATACATTCTTAGGCGCGTTTCCACACAAACAAACATCTATGTATATAAAGCATAAACACGCTCCTAATACCGGTAACGATCTGTAAAAAGACTATACAATTAAATTAATGTACCCAATGTTGTGCTAATACCATCAAACTTAACCACAACCACATAGTATTAAACCCGACTAACGTTGGTAGTGATTTTTTACGGCTAGCCCAGATTAATGTAGCGCTAGTAATTAAAGTTAAATAATAAAACTGCCAAATATTAATTCCAAATATTAAACCTGGGATAATAATGATAGCTTTAGCAGTCCAGGAAACAAATTCGATAATGTTAAAATCAGTCCAGTAACTTTTTTCAAACCACATTGCATAACATTCTTTAACATGCTTCCAACTAATAAAAGAATATAAAGCCGTAATCATACCGGCCCATATAAGCGTTGCCCATACTATTTGTGTGATACTCATTAAACAATATATACGTCTGGACGTAATGTATTCAACTGTGCATACTGTTGTTTTGCGTATTCAGGGCTATATATATTACGTACCCAATCAATATAGTCGTATATTTTTTGCTTTGCTTCTTCTACAGTATCACAAATAACTGGTGAATGGTCTATTGCTTTTGTATGATGTATATCAGTACTACCATTTACTGCTGGAATGTACTTACCGTTTTCTTCCCGTATAGTAAGATAACAGCTCTTGTAGTTCCAGTATTCCCAGCAACCACCACCTACTTCGACCCAACCAGTTGTTTGTTTGTTTTTCTTTTTCATTAAACCAATACTAGTACACTATTTTATTTTTTTCAACTAAAATATTTAAGTATTTTGTCTAATTTGTTGCTGAGCCGAATGCAACTTTTTTGCCTCTAAAGTTGGTTAAAATCCAACTTATGCTTGCATCTCTAGAGAGAGCTCTTAATGCAGGGGAATTAGGTATAACGTCTTTACCGTTTTGTGTGAAGTGTTCTGGTTCTGCAACCAAATAAAACACACTTGTATAAATGTCTGCACCATCTGTGTAGAGAGCTTTTTGCTCGACTGCGGTAAGTTCAGTAACATTACCAATCAAAGTAAGGTTCATATAATTCTGCTATAGGATATTTGCGTTGTTTAAAAAATAATATTTACTTTATCTTTACAATTAACTAACCAATTTTTAAAATTTTCAGGTAATTCTGCTTTTATATCTTTAAGTGTTGAAGCTTCTATTATTTGATCTTCTTTATTAAAAAAGTCAAGCACCGCGTATGTATTTTCTATTTGATCGCAGGTCATACGGCATTGAAATGCTATATCTAAAAAATCTATCTCTTCCATACTTTGTAAAAAAGAGCCCTGCATATTTGCATATTTATGCAGGGCTCTGTATGTATATTATCGACGAGACTTCGAAACTCTAGCAAAACGGCCTTTAGTGTCACGAATATTGTAGAAACGTGGCTTTAAGTATACCTTGCTATATTGTTCATCAAAACCAACAACGCTGTACCTGGAAAGGTTGATTTGGCGCTTAGCTGATGCTAGGGCAGCAGTTAAACGTTGCGAAGCTGGCTTATTACCAATAGTTCTATTGTTGAACTCACGTACGATTGTGTTTTTTGATGATGTTTTCATATTAACCTGTGTATTATAATATAGTTAAAATAAAATTCCACTTGCTTTATGGTATCCAACAATAAATAATTGAACATTACATGAAGAAATTTATTGCTGTTATAGGTCTGTACGATGAAGTTACTACAGAGCAAATAGCTCTCAAGGAAATTATAGTAACTGCTACGGACATATACCAAGCACATAAAGAAGCCCTATATAAGTGCAATCTGCAAGAAAATCAACTAGTTCTTCGTTTGTATTATACAGATAACCGCAGACTTGGATTTGATTTTCAAAAAGGTTTTTTACCTTAAATACTGTTAGTAATAGGAGATGGTAATTGTTTATTAATTACCGGGGATACTAACTTTAACATGTTAAGCTGTAAGTTGTAGATGTTAGTTAGTGCTCTATTAACTACGTCAGATGTTACAAATTCATTACTATGTATGAAGAAGTTTTGGTCTACGTAATAAGGTGTAACAATATCTATACTACTTAAAGATGTAGTTGTAAAGCCTACTGAATTGTTTAATGTAGATATAAGGTTACCGTTAGAGTCAAGATTTACTAGGTATTTGCTTTGTATTGCTTTGTAAAGTATTTCGTGGTTTTGTAATAAACGTAAAACACTCTTATTATAAACCCAGTCTTGTATGAATTCGTTTTGATCAATTGTTATTGAAGAAAGAGGTATGAATAATGAATCTATTCCTGTGTTGTACAGGTTCAATGTACTTGGTATATCAATATATTTGAATATTCTCTTATCTGTACAAATAAAGAAGTTTAATCTATTATCAATAAATGCGGTTTTAAATTTTTCCTCATTTGGTGAAGTTGCACCTGCACCAACTAACGTGTCTGCAGTTGGATCTGCCATACGGTTTAAAGCAATACCGTTTGAAAGATATTTATATATGTAGTAGTCAGTGATAAAATACAAGAACACGCCAGTAGGGTCAATGACAATCTTGTTTATGTTTGTTGTAGATTGTATGTTACCAGCTGGTGTAATATGTTTTGTATTACTTGGTAATTTAAATGAATTAACTAAATTACTACCACTATCTATTTCAAACACTTCATAAGGAGAATCAAAATAGAAATTACCCGGTACTGGTACTGTATTAGATAGGTTCGAATTAAAACCGTTACCACCTAATGCCTGTACTGCAAAATTTGAATACGTAATACCTGAAGCAGCAGCATATGTTACAGTTTGTGTTTGGTAATAAATAGAACCGTAAAGATTAACTGCAGCAGTACTTAACGTGACCGCACTTGTTAATAAAGAGTAACTCTGACCGCCTGCAACTAAACCATAAAGTGCAAATGAAGATAACGTGTTTGTGTTTGTAGTAGATAATCTTTCTCCGTCGTGAGACCAAGATATAGTGTAAACTGTAGTGTCCGGTTCGGTTAATGAACTCGTACTCTTAAATGCAGTAACAAGATTGACGTTAGTTAAGACTGGAGCGACAGGTGCAAATGATTCACCTAACACATATACATTGTTAGTTATTGGATTAACCTCAATGCGTTGTGCACTATAAGCACTTAACACATCAACATACAATGTGTTCACCCAACTTAATGCTGTATTATAAACTTTTACACAACTGTTTAAACTATCACAAACATATAACAGGTCGTTACATGCTTTAATTTCTGTAGGTACGTTGAAAGCGTTTGTATTGGTTCTTGTACCCGATACACCACCAACTTGTTGTAAACTAGCTAAACCGGAACTCGATAGCGCATTGGTTACAACTAAGTCAGCTTTATATACTGTTGTATTATCAAGAATGTATAACTGATTGTTAATCACATCTATAGCGCTAATACTTGTAAATGGTGGTAAGTTATAACCAAGATTCGTTGCGCTCAACACCAATGTATTACGCCAATCATTAGTACGTACTTGTATGTGATCTGGTATGCTACCTGATAAACTATATGCAATGTATGTATAATAATCAGGAGCTGTATTAGATGTAAATCTATAAGATTTAATATCTTTTATAATACCATCTGCTACACCGTTTGCACTTATACTATTAAAATTATTTTGATTAGGTAAACCTACTATATTAGTGTTCCATGCAAATGCAGAGGAACCTGTTACACTTGTAGAATACGTGTTTGCACAAAGTTGTGCACACCACTCAATTAGTGTTAACTTATTGTTAAGATTTAAAACCTGAGATATGTTACTAATGTAATTAAAATTATCGTATAGTTTAGTAAACGAACTATTAATAACATCGCTAACTGCCCATTCGTTAGAACCTACTTTTACATCTGTTAACTGCCAAGGTAATGTTGGTGTTTGTGTAGTAGGATCAAAATAGTTAACTATATCATATGTAGGTAAGGTGTTTTTAACATACAATCCCGGTATATACGTTAAATCTGATGATAAACCTCTTGAAAGTGTACGCGGGAATGCAGTTACACCACCTAGGGCTGCAGCTGATACAGAATAATAAGAGACACCAGAAGCTGGTGTACTATATGTATATAATAAGAAATTCTCTGCACTAGGTAATACTGAATATGTAGTAAGGTTTGTGCCGTTATCTCCCCAAAGTATTCCGTACTTAGTAACACCTTTTGAAACAGGGTATATACTTTCAATCCATACTGGTGTGTTAGTAAGTGCAACAACCCATGGTGTATAAACAGCTAATGTACCGGGTGGTAAAGGTGTTGGAGTTGGAGTTATTGTAGGCGTAGCAGTAGGGGCACCTGTAGGAGTCGGAGTAGGTGTACGTGTTACCGTAGGAGTAGGAGTCGGGGTAGGAGTAGCCGTAGCCGTAGGAGTCGGAGTAGGTGTAGACCCTGGAGGAGGCGGTGGAGGAGTTGCTGTCGGAGTCGGAGTAGGTGTTGCCGGTGGTGGTGGTGGCGGGGTAGGGGTAGGTGTAGGTGTTGGAGTTGGCGGTATTTGAAATACCGCCGTAATAGTCATGTTTTGACTAATATAGTTAACAAATGTATCCCTACCATACGGGTTAACTACTGAACCTGTGCCATTAGTGTCCCAACGAACAAATTGATAACCGAAACTACCTGGAACTCTATTATCTACATATATTTCTGGGGTAGAACCTTGTAAAAACGTACCTGTGTTTGTACCAGTCGATACAAATATAGGTGTTGTAAGTCCACCTAATGACGTTGGAAATATTGTTAAATTACAGTAATAAGAAGGTGTTGAAGGAGGAGGGGGTGGTGGTGGTGCTGCAGGTGTTAATACGGCAGTTACTGTTACATTACTATATAAAGTATTAACAAAAGTAGACGGCGAGTATATGTTGTTTACAACACCCGGGTCAGCAGACCAATACGAGAAATTGTACCCGGAACCTCTTGTATCAATAGAAATAGAAGGTTGTGCACCTTGTGTGTACGTACCTGCACCTGATACTATACCAGTATTAGCTGGGTCAGTATTAATTGTTACCGTATATGTAGGTGAAGGGGTAGGGGTAGGAGTAGGTGGCGGCGGGGTTGGAGTAGGAGTAGGCGGTACTGGTGTTGGTGTTGGAGTAGATGGAGGGGGTGGGGGAGCAGCTACTACTTGTATTGATTGAGAACCTATTGCAACTGTTACTAAATTATCATTATTTGCATAGATAATAATAGTATATGAACCTGGATCGCCTATACTAGTTGTAAAGTCCCATCCCGGATTACAAGATACACCATAACCAGTAGCATCATTACCTGTACAATTACCTAGACCTAAATTTTGACTAACATCAGGACGTGAATCCCCTAAATTAGGTGAAAATGTAGCATATACATTATTTGAACTGTCGCGTATTTCACCACCAACTTGATTTGCGTTTTGAAACCCACCTACAGCATTTATATACCCTGCCCAACCATTACCTGAAAACGATTCACCAGCTTGTACTGTTCCATTGCTTAATGAATCAAAACTACCTATCGGTGATTGAGATTGTGGTGTGTATGTACCACATGATGGCCCTGTATAAGCTAAAGAACCAACACTAATACTTAAAGAACCTTCAATTGCACAAATAAGATCTGTACCTCCCTCATCGCCAGGACCTTGATTGTTAACGGAAGTAAAGTTACCATAGCAATCAGTATACGTATATATTGCAGCCCAATTGTTTGTGCCGTATGCTACGTAATTGATTTGATAGTTTAAGCAATTAGCCATGTTTGTATATTACTTACTCCCAGATAATGGAACGCAATTGAGCATATGCAGGAGCAGTTGCAGTGGCAGCCGTTCTTATGTTACTTTCTACTATAGATCTTACATTAGGATCTACTATAGTAGAGTTTTTAATCTTGATATCGTAAAATTGAGATTTTGATCCAGGCAATCTATGTAAGAAGAATCTCTCGATTTCCTCTATATACCCACGTGTACCGGTAGGTATTACCCAAGAGAGGTTATCAAATTCATTACTTAAATAGTTTTTAGATAACGCTTTTATATCCGACGCATTAAGTGTTATATTGTAGAACCGTATATCAGCTATATAACCACTAAACAAATAAGTTTCTGGTAATAATATCCATTCATTTAAACGACCTGTTTTAAAATTACTCGTACCGATAGCTATTTGTGGATTGTTTTTATAGTTATAAACAGTATACAATATAGAAGAAGTAGGTGTAACTATAGTTGTTTGATTTACTATTTTACCATCTACATAGAGTTTTGCAGTGTTGGTTTGATCAAATGTTAATGCAAAGTGATGCCAACCGGTTTCTAATGCAGAAGTGCCGTAATTTAGAGTAATGTAATTAGGTACTGGGTTAATTAATGTAGAATCTTGTACTACTAATTTAGCCTGAATACTAGGTGTAGTTATTTTAGGGGCTATATACTTTCTTTGATAATCAAACCCCGAACTATCTCCACCTGGTATTAACCCTGGTACAAATGTTTTATTAATAACATTACCGTTACTGTCTACTTTGTATAAGGATTGAGACTTACCATCTATCACTAAACCATAATAAGTTACACCGCTTGCAGTGTTTTCAGCTAAAAAGTTAATAACTCTTGTGCTGAAATTTGTAGCAACAGTATCTGTTGTATTTACTTGCTTACTCCAAATTACATTACCGTTATTATCTACCTTAGCTACATAATAAGTGTTATACGCAATCCATATATTATTGTTTCCGTCACAATTAATATATTCAGGCTTGTTTATACTTAATATAGGTGTTCCGTTTTTAGTTAACACCCAACTATTAGCAGCAGTACCTTGTATACCGTTACCGGAAAGTGTAAACACATTACTATTACTATCTACACAACCGTTTGTACCTACCCATAGTTCATAACCACTCATAGTGGCGGTAGTGGTTGTAGGTATATTAGAGTTATAATAAATAGGGTTACCAGAAAGATCTAATACGAAATTGTTATATGAAGTATTAGTGAATGAAGAAAGTAAAGTACCCGTAGTAGTGAATAAGTTATAAGTTACCTTTGTATTTGATGGATGAGTTTTAGTAACGATATTAATGTTACCAGAACTTGTAGGTACTGTATACGCATCTACTATATTTGAAGATGATAATGTAATATAAGAACTTAATGGTGATTTATTTGTAATTAAATCCCCCGGGTCGAATGTAGAGATATATTTTTTATTAGGGAAGTTATCTACAATATAATAATTGTTATCGTATGTACCCTTTAATGTAAACGCTGGTGTGTCCCAAATACTACTTAAAGCAGGAGAAGTAGCGCTAAGTGTAGTAAATGTTTCTGTGTTAATTAAACTTAGTTCGGTGTTGTAAGTTTGTACTGTACTACCGTTGCTTGTGTACGAACAAACAGTAAAATAAGGTGTTAATATTTTATTATTGTTAAATACGCCTATACCACCATTAAAGTAATTACCTACAATCTGATCACCAATTACATTAGTCCAGTCTGTTTGATAAGCAAAAAATGATAATGTGTTACCTTGATTAGAGTTAAAATCAGTGTTTTTAGTGTCTATAAAACCATACGTAGTACCAACATCATAATAAGGCGTTCTTAAATTATCATCTGTAACTGAATTAGCACTCGTATAATTTACAATTTGACCAGCTGTTAAACCTGTTACATTATTAATTAAGTTCGTATTCCAACTATTAATATTATAGGTTAAACCTGTAATACTTTCTACTATAGTGTTGTTATCAACATCTCCTACACGGTCGTAATAATACAATACACCTGGATCGAATGTTAAAGTTGAAGGTACATCCCATATTAAGTTAGGATAGTTATTAGAACTGTTAGTTAATATATTAGGGGCACTTTCAGTTAAAGACTGTACATTTACATATCTTGGATTATAATATCTATCCACCCAAACTGGACGTCCGTTACCAGTACCGATATTACCTGCCGATAACCAAGAACAAAAATACATACCGCTACGAGAACTATTTGTACTATTACCCCAATTGCTGTAATTTTTATAATCAGCTACTTTTTTAAATATTTTATCAGAACGGTAAGGTGTAATGTCTGCCCTTGCACCGTAATCTATCAACGTTGAAGAACTTAATGGTAATGTATTTGTACCGTATGGGTAATGAAAATATGTGCTAGTATCTTTTGTAAAAATTATGTTTGACGTGCTTGCATTATAACCTAAATAAATCTTATCAAAACCAGTGGTTTCGTTAAGACCAGTATACAGCTTTGTGTAATACCTAAGAGAAGAACTAAGTACCGCACTTTGATTGTGCATTGGGGAATAGTAGTTCTTTAATATATTAGCATTTGCATTAACTGTTTGATCAGATGAAAGTGTCTTAAAAGCACTACTAATAAGGTAATTAAACTTAGTATTACCAGTGTCGTTTCCAACAATAAGTTCGTTATTAACGTTTTGATACTTAATTAAATCTGACTGACCGTATGCCTGCAACTGATTGTTTATATTGTTATTGTTTAAACGTGTAGCGTAGAATATAAAATTAGCAGGTACAGTTATATTATTAGGTGTATCAGCTGATAGACCATGAAACTGTAAAGTGCCGCTGTTATTATATAGCCATTGTGTTTGTATACCAGGAGCAACTGTTATAAGTGAAAACGCTGCTCCACTTAACATATAATAATACGTGTAGTAGCTTGGATCGTTAATATTATCTATAGGACATCCTGAAACACTATTTAGACTGTTATTACATACTAGATATATATTTTTTGTACTGGTATTGTTTGGTACGGTGTAAAATATTTGTATGGTTTTAGCAGATAAAGGGAAGTAAAAATTAAATACTGTAGCTAAGTTTATATTAGTTGTAAGACCTATTGTACTACCTGTTATAGCATTACTTGTAGAATATAAGTAATTACCTGCATAATCTTGTATTAAAGTACTATAAATGTAACTTTCAGGTGCAGGTACAGTTACAGGTAATACACAATCGCTAAGTTTTATACTACTTGTTAATACTAATAATTGTTCGTTGTTAAGAGCAACATCCGTTGCACTGGCTAAAAAAGGACTATCACTGTAATTTAAACCGTCAAATGTATGCACAACACCACCCTTAAACGATATATTATTATCGTATCCGTATTTTAAAATAACTGGTGCAGCGCTTAGTATCATATATATATTATTTAGTACGACTATGGTAACACTGTAATGGTATGGTTTGATGTTACTTGTATTTGAGCGACTTTTTTATCTACAGGGAAGCACATAATCTCTCCACCACTAAGTGCACGTACACCAGATATAGGAGTGTTCACACCGTCAAGTGTTAAGTTTACCTTGCTTGGAACATGTCTGTCGTTAATTAAAGCCGTTTTTATTTCGTTAAATGTTAACATATTTTATAAGATTTAACAGTAATCTACTATGTTGAATCCGCCATGTATAATGTCGAAACCATCGGCAAAACATAACTCTCCATAGAAGTCGCCTGGGTTACCAGCGCCTTCACCGGTGTCAAACGATGCATCACCGCCGCCACAGCTGTTTGTATTAACTGTGACTTGACCGTTTTCATCGTAGTACAGATCAACCAAGAAACACAACAGTGCAGGTGGTGGTGGAGGAGGTGGCGGGCCAGGAGGTGGCGGTGGTGGTAGTGGTGTTGGAGTCGGGGTATCAGGTGGAGGTGGCGGTGGTGGTAGTGGTGTTGGAGTCGGGGTATCAGGTGGAGGTGGAGGAGGCGGTTGTGGTGTAGGTGTTGGAGTATCAGGTGGTGGTGGTGGAGGGGGTTGTGGTGTAGGTGTTGGAGTATCAGGTGGAGGTGGAGGAGGTGGTTGTGGTGTAGGTGTTGGAGTATCAGGTGGTGGAGGAGGTGGTTGCGGAGTTGGAGTAGGTGTATCAGGTGGAGGTGGTGGTAACGGGGTAGGTGTAGGAGTAGGCGCGTGATATCCGCATTGTCCGTCAACTAACCCTTGTGATTCATTGTACGTACCACAATCTCCATCTGCATATGTATATATCAACTCATAACCAATACAACCACTACCTAGATATGTACCGTTAGGTGGACATGGAGTAGGTGTAGGTGTTGCAGTTGGTGTAGGAGTAGGTGTCGGAATTAACGTAAATACTGCAGTGATTGGTAAATCAGCTGCAGGCATATTAAACGAATATGGGTTACTAGAAGATATAAAGAGGTGATTTGTTGTATTTTCCCAATGATCAAAACGCGTCACTCCAACTACTGGATATGCTTGAATAGATACTGAGTCGTTTAAATGATAAGAACCACCACCTGTTGTACCACCGTATCCTATTGGGTCTACTGAAAGAGTAACATTATATGTAGGTGCTGGAGTAACTGTTGGTGTCGGAGTAGGTGTAGCTGTTGAAGTAGGGGTTGGTGTTACCGTAGGGGTTGGTGTAATTGTAGGTGTTGGTGTAGGTGTAGCATAACCACAATATGTTGAATTATACTCAACTAATACATCGTATGTACCACAACAACCATCATGATAAGAAGCATACTTGGTAGTACCTACACAGAAATAACCGTTAAACCCAGCTGGAGGGCATCCAGCGCATGGATTAAGGGTAGGTGTTGGAGTAGGTGTTGCTGTTGGTGTTATTGTTGGGGTAGGAGTAGGTGTAGCTGGAAGTGGTGTAGCCGTAGGGGTTGGTGTAACTGTTGAAGTCGGGGTAGGTGTTGATGTAGGTGTTACAGTAGGAGTTACCGTAGGAGTAGGTGTTACGGTCGGGGTAGGTGTCGGTGTTACAGTTAAAGTAGGAGTGACTGTAGGGGTCGGAGTTACAGTTGGGGTTGCCGTAGGTGTTGGTGTAATTGTAGGTGTAACGGTAGGCGTTACCGTAGGGGTTGGTGTAATTGTAGGTGTTGGTGTAGGTGTACGAGTCGGTGTAGGCGTGATTGTAGGTGTAGGTGTAGGTGTTGCAGTAGGTGTAGGTGTTACGGTAGGGGTAGGTGTCGGCGTACGAGTTGGTGTAGGAGAAGGAGTAGGAGTAGGGGTAGGTAGATTTAAATTAACAGGTTTAAGGGCTGTTGCAGATGTTAAATCAGATGTATTAAAAAATATTAATTGTCCGTGGCTACCAGTTTTTATACCTTCTGCAACTATTATTTGATTATTGTTTGTACCCCAAGACCTACTCTTTATTAAATGTACTGAATCAAATATATTACCAGTACCAGAAACGGCAGGGTTAACAGTTAAGTACGGCGTGAAAACAATTGCATTAACTGTATAGCTTATAGTTTTTAAGCTAGGAAACAATAAAGCAGAAACCACTATTGTGTTTGTTGTTTCACCGTAAGTTGAATTATAAAATGTATAACTGAAGTTACTTCTACTGTCAATGTTTTGAGTATAGCCAGTTAACGCATCTTGTAATGAACTATATGTAAAGTTTCTTACTACTGTTATAGGTTCTTGTGTAACTACTGTACCAGATAGGGCCGAACCGGCTATACTATATGTAATGTTATCAACTATATTTTCTCCAAAGTTAATAGCACTTGGTTGAAACACAACAGTAAATGGTGCATAGCCTGCAATATTAATAGTACCACCTAAATCAGAAACCGGGAATGTATATGTTGATAATGACATTAGTTGGTGGTGATTTTATAGTTGATGAGGCTTATTTGCTGCGCTGTAGCTGAAAAAGCTAAAAACGCTGTAGAATATTTATTAGTATCTTCATTATAGCAAAACACTGGCGGTTCCATATGACTTATATTACCTACAGGATATACATACTCTAACATTTCATTAGCGGTAGTACTGTTTGTAGGGTATATTTTTACACGTTCCCGAGGATTGTTAAGATCGAGTTTGTATAAAACAGGTATTACTACACTCCATAAACCACTTGATGAAACTAAAGAGGTAGAGTTACCATAAAAAGTAGAAGATAATATAGTACAAATAGTAATTGTTTTAGCATCTGAATCAAACCAATTACCACCATAATATACTTCAGCAGCAGGTGTAACTAACCCAATACCATATCTAAATTTATCTGTATCGAACGTTGACGCACTAGCAGATAAAAGTGATAATGATAAAAAGTTTTGTAAAGAATTACTAATTGAATATGTATTATAATCAAATGTAATTTTTTCGTATAATATAGTACTAGATAGTTGTATAACTAATGTATCAAAAAACACTTCAAAATTAATAATGTTGTTACTAATTAACTGATTGTATATATTAGGAGTGTTGATATAACTACTGTAGATTAAATTTAAAGCAGATGGGCCTGTATATATAGTACTATCAATAGTTTTTACCCAAAGATTACCAATAGCATTCATATCTTTGTATAATGAATGCGGGACACTAACAGGTTTATACAGCGCGTATTGATTACCAAAAACGTCCGTGTTCCAAGAATACAACGCAGAAGCAGGGGTATATACTAAGCTTTGTATTCTAGCGTTTAAATCAAAATAACCTAAATTGTTTAATTGAGTTGTAGAATTAAAAGCACTCCACGTTTGTTTAGTAGCACCTGTCCAGAACTCAAAATCATAACGCGCATTAACAACTCCATTACTATCTGTTTTAGTTGTTTCAAAAGCTGACTGATATGGTATGAACTTTTGATACGTGTCAGCATTAATAATATTACCATCAAAGTAATCAGATGTATTAGTGGATTTCATCCAGTTAATATCAACTGCATGGTTTATTATATTACCTTGATCTTTTTGAGTTAATCCGCGGCCTTTATTGAATCTAGTGGGTTCTATGTAATGGTATGTAGAACCTAATCGTATCTGACTAGTGTTTAAACTATATGTTATATTTTTAGTTAAATATATTGAAGCACCTAAATTACTTGGTACAAAATAACCACCTAACTGGTTCAATGTAAGTAAGTTAGCATTAGTACTAGGTAATGTAGCTACTGTTGGGTAATACCTATTAGTTAAATTAGCGTACGGAGTTAAAGCCGTAACACTAGCAGAAACTAAACCGTTATTAGTTGCAGAAATAACATACTCATTGTTAGCTAAGTACTTTTGAGATAAAGTATTTAGATAAGAATTTATTTGATTTTCTGTAGTAAAACTATCTACAACTGTAATACCGTTAGCCATTAATGTTATTACTTATCATAAGCATATTAACTGCCAACCATTTACTTAAATGTTGCAAGAGACTCTAGAACAATATAAGTTGGAGTGTTATCTATCTTAGTTACAGATACTGTGTAGCAGTCATATGATGAAGAGTTGCCAGATGAAGGAGCTGAACCGCCTTGCCAAGACGGTGTAACAGGCGTGCCGTCAATTTGTAATACTGTTTGGTAATACGGTGTTGAGTTGTTTTTAACTAACAGTGCTACTGTTATGGTTTGATTTACACCTAAAGTAGCATTTAATGTAGTAGTACTATTACCTCTTAAATTGAGAGTCCAATTGTTTGCTGTATTAGCAGTATAATACTGTATACCCTGATTTAATGTATCATAATTAATTGTAACGCTTGGAGCACTTGCCGTATTAACTGTATTCTCTAAAATAGTAGACTCTGTAACAGTACCAGTATAGGTTGCATTTGTACCATTATAGTTGACAGCAGATAATGAATATGCTGATAAACTTTGATGTATTACGTTACTAGTAGTATTGAGTGTTTGATTAGCACCTGGACCCGAATAACCTGATATACCAGAATAACCTGATATACCAGAATAACCAGATGTACCGGACCAACCAGAGGTGCCACTAAAACCTGATACACCAGAATAACCTGATACACCAGACCAACCGGACGTACCACTGACTCCTGATACACCACTATAACCTGATATACCACTTGTACCAGATATACCACTAAAGCCTGATGTACCGGAGTAGCCAGATATACCAGTACCGGAATAACCACTTATACCTGAAGTACCGCTCCATCCAGAAGTGCCACTAACACCTGATACACCAGAATAACCTGATTGACCACCTTTACCAGCTACTTCTATTTCAAACCAAGGGTCATCATTACCGGTAAAATCTGTATTAGCGTTTACACCGATAGTGCCACCGTTAAAGCTTGTTAATTGCAATGCGACTTGCGTATTTACACCCGGTGTGATTGTTGCTTGAGCTATACCACCGAAAGCTATATAACCAGCTGCATCAGAAGCACTGTATACATCAGCAACACTACCTATAGCTGTAGAAGATGTTACATTGTACCAACCGAAACCTGGTCGATTGGTACCACCGGTAGCAGAAAGTGAAGGGACTTGAGCTTTTAATGAATATGTATAACCAGAAGATAAAGTAATAACACCGGTTGATGTATTGAGCGTAATAGCACCTAAACCAAGATCAGCATCAGCTGAATTAAATTTTAATATTTGACCAGTAGCAGTGAAACCTTGACCGTTAGTTTTACTACCTCTAAAATAAGGTACCGGTGAAGGGATACCAGCTGGACCTGAAAAACCAGAAATACCTGATGTACCGCTAATACCACTGTAACCAGAAATACCACTAATACCAGATGTACCACTAAAACCTGAAGTGCCAGAATAACCAGACGTACCACTAAGGCCTGATACACCAGACCAACCCGATACACCACTAGTACCTGAGGTACCACTGAAACCACTTATACCACTATAACCAGATATACCTGACGTACCACTGAAACCAGATATACCACTAGTACCAGATGTACCACTGTAACCAGATGTGCCAGAATAACCAGAAACCCCGCTAAAACCAGAAGTACCACTAAAACCCGATGTACCAGAGTAACCTGAGGTACCAGAATAACCTGACGTACCGCTAAAGCCTGACGTACCACTAAAACCCGATGTACCGGAATAGCCGGACAATCCTGAGTAACCACTAAAGCCTGATGTACCAGATGTACCAGAATAACCGGATACACCTGACCAACCAGATACACCACTAAAACCAGAAGTACCGCTAAAACCAGAAGTGCCGGAATAACCCGAAACACCTGAACCAGAAAAACCTGAAATACCAGACCAGCCAGATATACCTGACCAACCAGATAAACCACTATAACCTGATTTACCAGACCAACCACTAAAACCTGAGACACCAGAATAACCACTTGCGCCAGAATAACCACTCGTACCAGAATACCCGGAAGTGCCTGATAAACCACTATAACCAGACAAACCACTATAACCGGAGTAACCAGATGCAGCGGTAGCCCCATTAGCGCCTGAAATACCTGAATAACCACTAAAACCTGAAGTACCGGCACCACTATAACCAGAATACCCTGATGGGCCTATAATTGTAGCACCAGAATAACCAGATGCGCCAGCTGTACCAGAAAAACCAGAATAACCACTATAACCAGAAGCATTACCACTATAACCGGAAATACCTGAATACCCGCTAAAAGCAGGATCAACTAGCATGTTTTGGTTTACTTTTACTATAGACATATTAGTAACGAATTACGATTAATATTACATTGCCCGGGGGTGGTGGGTTGCTGAATGTAATTGTTTGGTTGAGTACATTTATAGTGTATGAATCATCTGGTGTTTGTGTAACACCATCTACCGTTACCTGATAGTCACTTGCCCGGGAAGAAGTAATACCCGTTAAAGTGTATGTGGTAGTAGCACCATCAGATATAAATGTCCAATATGTTGGTAAAGTTGTTGCCATTGAAAGTGAGTTTGCTGTTGCAACTGCTTCTATAACACTAGCAATTAAATATTCTTCAGGAATACTATATTCGCCAGCAGTATAAAGCGCCTCAGGAGTACCAGAAGCTACAGTAGCATAAGTACTTATAGGCATTGTTGGGTCTCTATCAAAATAATTGCTAGTATCGTAAAGTTCTTGTATTTCTATACTGAAATTTCCTGAAATAACATTTAAATACGGTAACGATGTTAAAATATCCGGGTCTGTAATAGCAAAACTTGTAGTTATTACCCCATCAGGTGTAATTTTACGTGTAAATGCAGTTAAAAGATAGTTATAAAAAAGTCTTTCTAAGGAAGTACTTGTACCTGTAAGGTTACTTTTTAATTTAGTATAAACAACACTATTACGTTTATTAGCTAAATACACAGCTACATCTTTTAACCTACGGGCATAACCTATAATAGTGGCTTGTAAACTTATATCATCGTTTATATCCACACTTGTGAAGAATTTTTGTTCTTGTGGGGTACGAGCTGTTATACCTAGTATTTGTAAAAAATTAATATAATAGTTTTTTACAAAGTTTACTGAAACTGCATTTGATAAACTCTGATTTAAATACCACCCAGTCACATAAGCGTTGTATTGAGCGGTCGCATCTACAGGTGATATACTATTATTACGAGCTCTCCAATCTTGAAATGAATATGGCTGAGAGATATCACCACCACCCGATACACTTGTGGCACTTGCTAATGTGTTGATTGTATTAAAAACAGGCATATTATTACTTAATTAATCCTAATCCTTTGTGTATGTAATAGTTAAATATAGTTTCTAATGTACCTTCATCAGCAACCCATTGTGCGTGATTAGAACCGGATAATTCAGGTAATGTAGTTAATGGGTCATCCCAATTAATTAAACCCTCTACCTGTTGATTGTCTATAGTATTATTATAAACAAAAAATCTATAATTGTATTGTACTGGTGTTATTAATCCCCAACCAAAAAACGCACTTAAAGGGTAAACGTTTAAAGGATAAGAAGAAAGAGGATATGCTTTTAAAGGTAACAGTGCGCTTAAACCACGCGCTGTTAGCGAGCTATATGAATTAATTGGTGGCACTTCAAGTAGCTCATAATATTGAGTGTTAAACAAATCATTAGCTACAATTAATTGACCTGCAGTAACCATTGTTGTAGCTATATCATAAGCAGTTAAACTATTACCTAAATTGGTGTGACCTGTGGGTAGGGCAAAATTACGTGCAAACTGTGAACGTGCACCCCAAACCACACTTTGCTGGGTAGAATACAAATCTACAACTCTACCTAGAGCAGGTGGTATGTTATAGCCATAATTGTAATTATCTAATGTAACACCTAATGATTGAGCTATAGAGTAAAACGCATTAACATTAGCTGAAGAAGGATCAGCTACATTACGTACAAAATTTGACGCCTTTTCATATACAACCCCACCATATGTATCTTCATTAGTAGCACTAGTACCAGCTACAGCGGCTAAATAATTTTCAAACAAATTAGTGTTTTGTGCTATAGTTGGTTGTAAAGCATATGAAAACAATTGTGCTCCAAAATCAAAACCACCATTAATTTTACGAGCAAAAAACGTACTATTAAAATCTATTACTTTAAACGCTGCACTAGTACCATGTACAGGTATATATGATACGGTAGGCGTTGCAGGTACACTAATATATAAAGGATTGTACCCGGTTACCGGGTCAGGTATAAGATCATTAACATAACCAATACCAGTTACACCATCTGTACGGTTATATGTAGCTACTAATACTGTTGTACCAGTAACGTAAGGCGTGAAAGTACCTAAATAATAACCACCAGTATCTCTACCTAATGAATCTGTTCTATTTAAACTATAATAAAGGTAATTGCCTGTAACTGGAGAAGTACTGAGATTGAAATCAGCACTCACTACACCTGTATAAGTTGAAAGAGTAGTTACAAATGTATTACCTGTATTATCTGTAGAAATATGTAACGGGTAATTTAATAATATTACATCTGAAAGATAAGATGCATTACCAGAAGAAAGAGGGCTATTTACTGTAGTTACAAATCTACTTTCTACTCCAGGCCAGTACACACTGTTAAAAGGTACAGTACCGTTTATTGTAATGTCAATATGATCTGGATTAAAACTTTGTACGTAATAATAAGAAGACAAACTTACTAAAGAGTTTGAATATGAAGGTACTTTTGTATAATCAAATGATGGTAGGTTTGCCACATTAGTAGTATCTAATGTTACCCAAATTGTAGTTGGTTGAGCAGACAATACCAATGCACTAGTATAGTTGGTAACCATTGAAGGTATATCATCTATATAAAAAAAGTTAAACGAACCGGAAAGACCAACTAAAGTGCCAGTAGAAGATATATTACCATTAGCATCAATCAATATAGGTGTACTGTTTGTTGGTTGATATGTGGAAATAATTGCTTCGTTTTCAAGTAAAGGCATAGCAGATGCCGTTGTAAAACGCCACTGCGGTCGCAAATCAGATAACTGATTTGGTAATACTTGAGTTGCTGGTTGAGATAAAGAATTATCTGCGTAAAAAGAAAAATTTAATGTACTACTATCTAGTATGCTAGTTTGATAGTTAATAGTTAACGGTATAGGGCCTGCTGAAGTACCAGAATAACAAGATTGATAACCATGAAAACACGCGCCGTTTGTTGGTTGTCCTGCATTTAAATCAGGCCATTTACTATAATCCCACTTTAAATTATCAGTTATATAATTACTAGCAGTAACAAGTACTGAAAATGTTAATGGTTGTACACCAGTGTTGTTATTAAATATACCAAGCTTAACTTCGTATACACCTGGCCAATTATATACATGTGTAGGAGAGTACTCAGTACTATATGTACCATCACCAAACCACCAAATTAAATTATAATCATATGTAATGGCGGCCTGTGTAATACCTGCTGAAGCAGGCACTACTAACGAACAATTGAAAGGTGTAGCTAAAGTAAAACCGCTAAGTGAGTTAGCAGTTAACCCACTGACTGAAATACCTTGAAAAGCACTTAGCGGTGTAGCCATATTAGAAGTTTACGATAGAAGCACTTTGGGAAACAGATTGTTGTACTACTACCCGAGAAAGTATATCGTTTATATTGTCTAAATAAACAGTTTGAAATGGTAACACTGTAAATGTTTTTGACGTAAAACTAATATCATTATTAGGATAAGATGGGTTATATACTATAAGAGATACACCATTGACAGTTTCTGTACCGTTAACTGTTTGTACTGATTGTACGTCTGGTAAAGCTAATATATCACCTGTTATATCAGGAACGTTTACTGTGTATCCTAATGTAATGTTTGATGGGTTAAAGTAATTTTCAAATATAGCTTGTATGTTGCTTTGTATAACACTTATAGGTGTTTGTGCTCCACGTTGTAAAGTGACAATCAATTTAGATGTTGCTATATCTGAAGTACTGACTGTATTGTTAATACTCACACCCACTGTAACAGCCAAATATACAGGGTCCATAACAACGACTTCTGATGTTAAGGTTTTTAAACCACTAACAGTCGATATGATTAATTGTTTTTGAGCAGGTGTTAAATAGTTTATATAGTTGTTAGTGAGTAATGCTGTAGCTTTAGGTAAAACATAAACATATACGTTATTAAAGTTACATGCATCCGCAAAAGCCATTTGATTGTACAATACTCTATAATCTGTGCCTGGGTTGGTTAAACCTATATTATAAAGATATTGTAAATGTTTATTAACGTAATCATTGTTGTTTAAAACTGCCACGTCGTTAATAATATTTGCAAAATTATTTTTAATGTAAGACACATAATCACTAGTGGTTACTATTCTATACTGTGTTCTGAAAGATGCAGGTGCGTTGTTACGCATACTATCAACACTTTCAATACCTGTAAAAGTAGTGGAAATGTTACTATTAGAAAAGTTTAAATTTAAAATATTAACATCGTCCAATAAATTTAAATCACTACTTGTAACGTTAGGTTGTATTTCAGTAAATTGAGCGGTAGTATATAAAGCTGCATTTTTACCGTTAATAGCATTTACACCGACTTGCCCGTCTGTACCTGCAGTTTGTAGATAGTAAATAGCAACAACGTCGTTAGCATTTAATTGTGCGCCATTAATACCATCACCAAACTTAATTTCATAGTTTTTATTACTATTTAAACGTAACTCATAAGTTTTGTCTGTCGCGTTTTGTAGGTAAAGAGATTCAGTTTTAGTCCATTTCGACCATGTAGCGTTGTTTGTACCATTAGTACCCGTATTTAAAACATATACATCTATATTAAAATGATCTACTACAACGTTTGTGCCAGGTACTAAATAGACAATTTCATTAACTTCTCCACGGGCAGTATAGAGAGGGTACTCTATATAACTACCTTGATATAATAGGTATTGATTAGCTACATCACTTAGTTCTTGTACACCTGAAACTGTTTTAGTAAATGTTATATCTTCGTTAAAAGAGTAAGATATGTTGCCAGCTCTTATAAAAGTGTAACGAGGTATAGTATATGTACCTACTGGTAGATTAGCTGTTGCTGAAACATCAAACGATAATGTTGAAGTTTGAGCACCTATAGGGGAATAGTTTAATGCCTTAACAATACGGTTCATGTTTTCGTAAAGCTGAGCTTCACTAAACAAGGACTCTGTAGCTGTTTGATTTTGATAATAAAGTAATACATGGAAGGCATAAGCTATAATGTTGTTTATAGCTGTTATGTTAGAACCTTCATAGTTTTGATCTGTAAAATTACCGTTTGCATTTAAACGACTAGTAATAAAGCTTCTCAACGAAAGCGCATCAAACGCGACGTATTCGTTTGCTGCTATATTAAGATCTTTATTGTCTGAAGCTGTATTCATAGTTATGTAAGAAGTGTATATCCGTTTTTAGTTAATGTACCTGGGATTTTAATTTGCTTGTTAATTGCAGGTATCAAAATACTTAATACAATAGTAAAGGTTTGCTCGTCTGCGTTAACGTCTATATTGACATTTTGTACTATAACACGTGGTTCAAAGTTAGGTACCTGATCCATTATAGTTTTACCTATTAAATAAGCAGTTGTGTCAGTAGCAGGTTCAAAAACGTATTTTAGTAAATTCAAACCATATTGCGGATTTAATAAGTTCTGTCCGGGTATTGTGTTAAATAGATTTGTTAATGAGTTTGCTATTGCATCCCCGTCATAACTTGCATCCACATCTCTTTGTATCGGATTACTAAAATCTAATTTCACATCCACAAAACTATTATTAGTTTTAGATGTTACTTTTTGTAACCCGTTAAAAGTGATACTTGGCATGTTAATTACTTAGGAATAGAGTATAAAAACATAAGTAATAATATATCTTTTATGAAGAACAGTAAGTTTATCCCTCTATACGAAACTATTTACAACCGTTACAGTCAAGGTCATGGCTTTTTAGAGGGAGATCTAGTCAAGCTTAAATCCAATTATAAGTCGACAGAAGCTTACAAGTCGCTTAACGACACATTAAAAAATCGTGTTGAAACAGCAGAAGCATCCGGTTATAACATACGTTTAGGTCGTTTACATACACCTAACAATAGCGCAGGTTCATTAGGTATTAATCCTAATTTACCAGCTACCCATGCAGACGTATATCTAGAAATGTCCCCAGGCAACTTCGGTGGTTTAATGACAGTACCAATCGACCTTTTCGAACAAATAGATACAGGTGTAAATCTTTCTCCGGTTTCCGCTAACAATAAACGTTCAAGCGGTCAATATCAAAAAGCAGGCAAATGGAAAGCTAATTCAGATACTCCTGCAACAAAAGATCAAAATCATTTAGGTCACGAAGAAAACTGGGTCAAGAAAGGTGATTACGAATTAGCAGAAAAAAATAAAAAACCTAGTGTCGGCGCTAATGATTACGATGATACTAAGCCATCTACAAAATACAAACCTTTACCAAAAAATAAATTAAAACCAGCAACTTTAAAAGAATCAGAAGAAATACTAGAAAACTTATATATTAACATTCTTAACGAAGATGTTGGTATGGCTGGTTCCGGAGCTGAATCAAGTTATGAAGAAGAACATAACGAAGAAGAAATTTGTCCAGTTTGCGGTAGAGAAGTTTGCGGTTGTTCTCACAAACAATTACTTGATTCCGGAAAATTACATATTGAACCACATCATGTAAAAGATGAATGTTGGAACCCTGAAGAAAACAAAGTAGTTGACGAATGTTGGGATGAAGATGGCAACATTAAAGAAGAATGCTGGAGAATGGAAGAAGAAAGCGCAGAAGGTATGCCTGGTAACGATGGCGTTAACTTAAGTACCGGTCAAGAAAGTGGCACGTTAGAAGACGGTCCAATGTAAAGTTTAAAGTACTTTACAATTGAACTAACGCTATAAGACAAGAGAAAAAGTTAATTTCTTGATCCATTACTAAAGCACTACGATAAAGATATTCAGAGACTTGCAACAATGCAAGTCTTTTTTTATCTTCTGCTATAGAACTCTTATACACTGCGTTAAAAAGATCTTTCATTAACTTAGGATAATCATTTCCAAAGGTTTGCTCTGATTCTATAACAAATTTACGTATAGACATAAGATCTTCTTTGTTTAACGTTTTATCAAGGATCTCTTGTGCGAATCCTTCGTTACTGATAGTGTCTTGTATAAGCAACGTATTATCTATTACACTACGTTGTATGTAGTTAATAATTCTACGTAAATCAGGATAATAAAACCTTATTACTTCCTTAATACGCTCTACTTGACCAGCACCTACAGCTATTTTTTCTTGCTGTAAAATGTATTTTATTCGTTTAGCGTATTCTCCAATAGGAGGAGTAAAATCAGTGAAAACTTGGCATCGAGACTGAATCGGTTGGATAATACGATGTAGATAGTTGCCAGTGAGGATAAAACGGGTATTACCAGCGTACTCCTCCATAACGTTACGCAAAGCTCTTTGACCTGCATCACTAAAGTTGTCAAACTCGTCCAGAAAGATAACCTTAATCTTGCCATCCAAGCTTTTAGTCTGAGCAAACGAAAGAATAGAGGTACGGACTTCATCGATACCGTTCTTTTCGCTTGCATTAATGTAGAGGTACTGTGCATCTAGTATTTCGTTTATTATTACTTTAGCTAATGTAGTTTTACCAGTACCTGCATTACCTACAAGTAACATGTTAGGTATTTCACCTTTACGTTTACATTCTTCTACAAAAGCACGTAAATGGTCGGATAGAACCATATCAGCCAGTTTAGATGGTCGATACTTTTCTACCCACACATTCATTAACTGTTCAGTTATTGACATTATTTGTTTTTTGGTTTAACTGAAAAACCACCATCTGGATCTGGTACTATTTCAACCTCTGTAGGTTTAAGACCGCTTGCCTTTTTGTTATAAACTTCTGCAGCATTAGCTGGTTTATCAGATGAACCGAAACCTTTATCGCCACGTTTAGTTTCAGTTACCTGATCAGCCCATTCCACATCTGCTTGAATTAAAGGATATACAATAAGTTGTGCTACTTTATCACCAGCAATAAATGTTTGCGGTACGTCGCTAAAGTTGTACAACTTAATACCCATATCACCTCTATACGGATTATCAATAATACCGAAATGAGGGAATATACTCTTTTTAAAGCCTACACCAGATCGACCTTCAACACGAATCCAATAACCAGGTGTAATATAAGCTAGTTTAAGACCTACAGGTGCTACAGCCCAGCCTTTAGCGGGTACAACTACTACATCTGTACATGTAAGATCTAAACCGGAATCTCCTGTATAAGGATCTGAATGATTAAACGAAGGTAATACAGCATTATCTGCTGTTTTTACGAATTTAATTGTGACTGGGAACATAATGGGTGATTATATTATATAAACTTGATAACTCAACTGATAGCCTAAGTATTCTTAGTGAATCCTTCATTACCTAGTAATACTACTACTGATAACCAAACTATCATAGATCAGCTTGATGCTGCTATAGCTGGGTTAGATGTGCAAGAAAATACTTCTAAAGCTATAGAACCTGTTGCAAAGGTGAAGCCACCTACAACAACAGATGAAATGCAGGCATTTGTATTACAACACTCTGCCCAATTAGTAGAAAATAGTGTTAAAAGTATTATGGAATTACAAAAATTAACGGTTGCTACTGGTGATCCAGAAATGATGGCAGGGTTAGCTAGCTTGATTGCTGCAAGTACAGGCGCTATAGAAACAGTTAATAAATTGAATATACAGCATAAAAAAGCTGAAGCTAATAAAGAGCTTAAGAAAATCGAAATTGAAGGCAAGAAGGAAATTCAAAAACTTAAAAATGATGGTTACCTTAATTTACCGCAAGGTAACACAAACATACTAGTAGCTACTCGTGAAGAAATAATAGCTCAACTAACAGGTAAAGCTAAAAGCAAAGCTCTAGAAACTAATGTTATTGAGGTGTCGGGGGTTGATCCACAACCACCACCTGCTTTGTAAGCTTGTCTTTAACAGCTTTATAGTGTGCGTTGATTAACATTAACAATATTAACCCGCCCACAACTGCACCTACTACCCACATTGGTATGGTAGCAGCTACGTAAGCTAAACCTAAAGAAGCTACACAACCTATACCGAGTGTAACACTCTTTAACAATACTGCTAAAATTAAAAATATAATACCTACACCCACTAAAGCTTTAATTATATAACCTAACATTTCTGCTTTTTGATTAGCCTTAGCAATTTCAACTTGATCAGCAGTATCTTTTTTAATTTTTTCTAACTGTGCTTTTTGATCAGCTTCCAACTTATTAATTGTTATACGTTGTTCTTCACGTATTTGTTGTTTTTCTCTTTCTTTCTGCTCTATAAGTGCTTCAGCTTTATCTAAATCAGCTTTTTGACTAATAGCTAACTCTACACTCGCATTGTACTTTTCATACAATTGATCAATGGTTTTAGTCTTTTCTTCGTCTATCTCTTTGGTAACTTTTGCTTTATCTTCTGTATTTAATTTATCTGTACGGGCCATTACTTCTTTTGCTCTTAAATGTGCTATAAGAGTATTGATATCTTGTTTTTTCTTTTCTTGTGTAACAAGATAAATACCATAATTTAACGAACCAATTTTAGCAAAATTCTCATCATCTTTCTTTTTTTCGTCGTTGTATGCTTTTTGTAAATCTGTTCTAAACTTTGCATATTGTAGTTCTAATTGATTACGTGCATCATCAACTTTTTTATTAGCTTCAGCTAGTTGGTCGACTTGCTTGACTGTTGTTTCAGCTTTAATTACAGCTGCTGCAGATGTAGTAGTGTCAACTTTATTGGAACTTGATCCGAAATTAAATTTAGGAAACCCTACACATCCTGTGAAAAATAAAGATGCTAATACTAGTACAAAACATTTTTTCATACTAGTACTTACGGTTATTTTTCGTTTTTAAAAAAATCAATAATTTTTTGTATATCAGACTTGCAACGGTTGCATCTATCAGCGCATGTACAGTACTGTTGCAAGTCTTTTATTGTTTTTATATCATCATGTTTATCAACAAGATGTATAATTTCTTTGTAAGATAGATTATTGCAAACACAATGAGTATGTCTTAGCTTGAGCTCCATTACGACTCACAACTTGAACAGGTTAATATGGAACGTGCTAGTTCTTGTGCAGGGTTAGCAGAACGTTGATAGTAAAGACTCTTAATGCCGTTCTCCCAAGCAAATACTATTAGTTCGTTAACGTCTTTTGGTTTAGTGCTAGGTGGAATCATTAAATTTAATGATTGGCCTTGATCAATATACTTTTGACGTGCAGCAGCTTGAATCACTATTTCTTTTTGACTAATTTCACCAAAGGTTTTAAATACGCCTTTTTCTTCAGACGTAAGGAATTCGAGATGTTGTACTGAACCACCTTTTACAAGTATAGACTTCCAAACACCATCAGTGTTTTTCTTCTTGGTTTCAAGTAAAGCTTCGAGATAAGGGTTCTTATACGTAAACTTGCCTTTAGCTAAGTCCTTCACAAAGTAGTTAGAGTTGAGAGGTTCAACTGAAGGCGAGGCTTGTCCAAGAATAAACGAACT